TTCCACGACTACTAACATCAACCAGTAATCAACTGATTTTAATGTACATATAAAAACAAAGCACTCAACAATGTACTAACTTATGTACTCATTTTTCTATTCAGTAGCGCGGTACCAGGATTGCCAACGGTAAATGTTGGCGCGCAACTCCCGCACGCACTCCGCCGTCTGTGTATCCGCAATTAAATCAGCATGGCTATCACCGCCGGCGTTACTTATCCTGCATGGCTGGTTCATCAAATCCGGGGATATTGTTGGCCGCGTCGATTGCTCGCTGGCGCAGCTGCACAGCAGCAGGATCAAACTGGCACTTAGTATGATTCGGGTCGTTGACATATTTCACCACATCACGATAAACGGTACGGTAAATTACCTTGGCTTCAGCGTTCGCCGTTGCCGCCTTCTGCTCTCCGGCTGCTACATCCTTTTCCTGCTTCTTTTCCCGCGTCTTCGCCTGGCTATTAATATGCTCAGAATGCGCGTACCAGCCTTTCAAATACCCGGCATAGAAAACGCCGGCGGTCAGCGCCAGCGATATACCCGCGATAAGCAATTTCGTTTTGCCATTCATTCGTAAAGTCCCCAGCACGTCAGCGCACTTTCCTGATCGCGGCGGTCAACCTGCCCGTAACAGCCGTTGGCCTGCCCCTTCGTCAACCGGCAATCCCGGCCGCCATCAAATACCCAGCGCCGGATCTCCGCGCATGCCCCTTTGCGGTCGCCGGCATTCAGCTTGCGATAAAACGTCGAAGGGAAGCATTTACCCGGCCCAATGTTGTACGGGCAAAAGCTGGCAATGCCGACTTTCTGCGGCTCAGTTAGCGGAACATGAACATTCTTTTGTACCCACGCCAGCGCCTTATCGCGTTCGATTGCGTTGTAATGGTCACACTGGCGCTGCGTTAACTTCATCCCCTTCACTACCGGGTGGCCATCGATGCGCGTTACCCCCCGGCATATTGACCAAACCCCACCGGGATCGATAACCGCCGTTAGCGTGTTACCTTCGCGTTCACCAATAAACTGATCGAACAGCACCGGCGCTGACGCACCGGCGGCCAGAAGCACCAGCATAGCGGCGCTGAATTTAGCTTTGTTGCTCATATTCTCGCGCCTTCCGCCGGTCGTCTTTGATTTTGAAATACAGATTGGTGAGGTAGGTAAGTAACCCAAAAACAATACTGGCCAGTACGCCGATTGCCGCCCATTGACTGGGACTGACCTTATCGAGAAGTTGCAGCAACCAGTAGCTGCCGCTCACGGTGGATGTTATATACGACGTTCCCGCCGCTATATCCGGCAAATTCTTCATTCGCATGCCTTACCCCCACGGGGATCACTGTATGTAGTGATGCGAGGGTAAGGCTTAGTATTGGTCGGAATCCTGACTAAGTTAAAAGCCCTCTGTCAGGAAAACTTTTCAAGAGACTTAAGATAGGAATAGGCCTGTTCCTCAGGAGTTCCCGCGCTTGGGTCATAAGAACATCCATAATTTTCGCCATCCAGCATTGGTGCATCTTCTTTGGCACGCATCGAAACAAAAAAATCGAGTTGCCCGCCCTGGATAGTTATCGTATCTACAGTAAATACTGCGTTCTCTACCGTAATGCCTTTAAAATCTACGGTTTTCAATATAGCCATGTTATTAACCTGTAAAAGTTGCGCCGTTTACCGGATATTCGATAGATAACTCAAATGCCGTTGTTTCTCTGATCACAGAGCCTTGCATAGGAGCGCCCCCCAGTTTTAACGATAAAGTAGTCCCATTAATTATGGATGCCCCTACCGATAAATAGGAATTAGGAATTTCTGCGGTACCTGTAACCGTTGATGTATCGCTATCATCCACCTTCCCAGAGACGTTAACTGTAGTTGTCCCTGCTAAAGCCTGATGGCTAACACCGCAACCAGAACGCCGACCAAAAGCTATAGCTACAGGGAGGGTTATAAAAATATCGCCCTCTGGCTGAGTCGTAATTGGGCCAACAGTTAACCATAGCGACAATTTGCATATCCCGTTCTCGATACAATAATCCCCCCCACGAGTTGAATAAACCATTGACCCCTGGGTGATCGAACCTTTTAATTGAGGGGTAAACACCCCACTAAGCGCACCAACTTGAGGTTTGTTTGTTGATGTATACTCAGCTTCGTCATGCACTCCGGTAGATTGATTGCGGTTATCAAAACAGCCTGACCGAGCTGCTGTTCCTTCAAATGTGAAACCAAACGTTTCGCCTGTTTTTATGCTGTAGGAGTTGTTAATACATTTAAGGCCGGAAAGCCCCCGCATTTTGACGGCACGGAGTTGTTTTGATGACACTAAATCGCAATTCATTACTGTAACGTTACGCGCCTGTGCATCGCTGGTTATCAACTGCCCCGCGACATCGAATCCCTCTGTACCCGGAACGTCGTACCCGACGAGAATCGATGCAGGCGCGTAATTATTTCCCTTTGTACCATTGCCAACGTTATAAGCATATACACCAGCAATAAGCACGCTGCGGATAGCATTTGAAACACCGTTTGTCCCTGAGGTTAATGCGATGTCCCATGCCCCATCCTCTGAGTGTTCAATGTTGCACCCTAAGACTGTGGCGCCAGCAAAGTTACACCCAAGTAAATTACCCGACCAACCGTGGTGAATTGTAAGACCCGCGCCAATAAACACCCCTGTATGGTCATTGGTATAACCTACCCTTAGTGGAATTTCTCCCCCGTAAATATCCCCACCGGTGATAGAACATCCCCAGGCCCGTCGTGATCCAAGCCAAAGTGCATGACGGGCGCGTTTAGGTTTACCCGCGAAAACTCCACTGGTCTCCAGTTCCTCACTGTCTCCAGCCCAGCACGTTGGTTTTTTTATGTGGGTGTTGTAAGCGCGGACAATTTCAACAAGTGCATACGGAAAATAACTGTCACCGATATAATCCCAACGAAAATCGATAAGATATCGTCTTGTTTTTCCGCCGGCAGCGGGGGTTGTATAATCGCCGAAAATAAAACGACCACCATTAAAATGAATGAAGCCATTAATTACACCGAGATTTGTATCAACCTGATGCGTTTTATTAATAGTATATTCCTTGCCGCGCATATCGATTAAGTACGGCAAATCAGTTGATTTAGCTGTGTCCTCCAAACTCTCAAGATAAGAAAACATTGCCGCCCACAACTCATCGTCTGACGGCTCAGATAACCCAACGCCAAACATTTCAGGATATACAATGCGCCCGAGCGATAGCATCTCCTGAACGGTTAATCCATTTTCAGTCCCAACCAGAGAAGCACCGGCTGTGCTTGCCAGCTTTAATGCTAAATCCGCGGTGTCCGTTTGCCCCGCAATAGCGACAGGGTTCCCAAGGTCATTAAAACCCAGGAGCATATTTGAGCGAACATTGACAGGCGGGACGATTCCTACATTTGATTCAGGTACACGCAGCGCCCTAACAAGGCTTAATTTACCTTGTTCAATCACATATTTTTTTGTTGCCGCGTCCTGGTCATTGACAGGATCAGCCAGATTTTCAATCCGGTAGCCTTTGGCGTTAAACGGCCCCCCAAAATAAGGACGGGTAAGAGCAAACCCAAGATCGATAAACGCGCGCTGGATAGCCATCCAGATACGGTCGAAATCCTTATTGACGGTATCCGCCAGGAGGTCGCCGTTATCCTGGTAATCAGTAAGCCGGTATGTCGGTACCACACGTTCGAGCATGACAACCGCACCATTCGCCGGCGGCGTCAGAAACGTAATATCGCCGCCGTCTTTGTTACCAACGCCGGACACGGTATAGCCGCTGGCAACAACGGAACCATTGATACTTACTTCTAAATCACTGGCGCTGATGATGTAGAATTCGTAAGTAAATACGGTTGTCTGTCCGTTGGCCGTATAGATGTTGTAAGGAATTTGGTTAGGTACCGACATAGGGGAAGCTCCGGCGGCTAGTAATCTACAGCGACCGAAATGTCGCCATCGTATGGCTGCCAATGCTCCCTCGCCTGCGCGGTCGGAATCCCGACTAATTTCCCGATACGTACAGGCGTAGCGCTGATCGCACCGGATCCAGAATCGATATAGTCGTCTGGCTGGTTAGTTAACGCCGGGTTGAAATCCCGCATCTGGTCGTACATGGGGCCGTCGAGAACGTCGGTATGCGCCCACAGGAACCGGGACGACAACGGCGCTTCGAATGCATCGAGGATGCGCTTTTGTTTGTTGGTGACGCTGAATTCTTCCCGTACGCCGCAGCCGGTACCCTTCAGCGCCTGAATAAGCAACTTCCCGGCGAAACTGCCGGGGCCGTTCACTTCTACACATACCAGCGGGATCTGGTACTTCAGCACCAGCTCTTTAATCTGCATCACCTGACCGCCGGTGATTTTGTCGTTGTCGTCAAACTCTGCCAGCTCGCCAGTTAACCCCTGGCAAACATGCCAGTAAAGATGCCCGCGGGCGTCGGTGAAAATAAGGGAAAATGCCGAGGCGTCGGCCTTAACTTTGCCGGTGGCCACATCCCACCAGGCGACAGCGCCGACGATTTGCGTCTGGCCCAGCCACATCGAGCAGGAACGGTTCGCATAGCGAATTTCAGGCTGGACGTTGTACTCGCGGATACGGTCGGGATCGAGACGAACCTCGCCAACCGGTTTACTGTGCAGCTGGTACTGGCTATCCCATTCGTTGACGGTGCGGCACTCTTTACGGCGCAGCAGTAATTCATCATGATCGAAACGGCCTGGCCACGCGCAGCCGGCATAAAAATCCACGACAGTTTCAGGCGGTGCCGCGAACTCCACACCGTCTTCCGTCAATCGATAATCAGTACCCTCGATCAATAACCTGGCGGCTTTGTGGATCCCCACGAAAACATATTCCGGGCGGAACGGTATCCGGTATCGTTTTTTGGTTGCCTTCTTCGCTTCGACGCGGTGCTCTTTATCGAATAGCTTTATCGTTAGGCAATCGGCGCCCTCTGCTTCTTTCTCGTCGTAAAGGCTATCATGGGTATGCGGCGTACCGATAAACAATTTCCGGCCTCCGGGTATCAAAATATGCGTCTGCTCGCTTAGGCGATAGCGCAGTTTTTCGCGAGCCTCTGGAGTCTGGATGTTACCGGGCACCTCCACGTCATCATTCTGGCACTCGTTGGCACGGGCGCCGGTGACGTTCGACAGAATGCCTTTTGCGAACATGCTGGCGTTACGCATATCCAGCGCGCCGTTTACCCACCATTGCTCGATGGTACCGATGCCGTCCGGCAACATGCCTTTCGTAAGAGGGTGATTGCGCAGAACGTTTTGTGTATCGCGGCTGGTCTTTCTGGCAGTTGTATCGGATTCCGACTGATGCAGAATACGGTACTGGCGATCGCAGTAATACCGCCAGGCGTTATAAACGCCCAGGATAGTTGATTTACCAAAGCCACGAAAACAGCGAAGCACCGCGAGGTTTCCGCGATGCTCCAGCCAGTGGCAGGCTTTATAGTGGCAGTCCGGCACATCCCAGTTCATCCGTTCCGCCCACATCAAAAAGAAGGCCAGGAACGAAATCATTTTTTGCCTTTGTGTTGCAGCCTCTCGATGACTTCCAGCGCTTTACGCTCAGCAGCTGCTACCTGCTGACCTAACAGAAACGCTTCATCGTCCGGATCTTCTCCGCCGGGCTTCGGCGCGCCACCGCGAGTATGCATACCAATAAGTGAATGGACTTTTACCAGCAGGGTTAGCGATGCGGCCGCATTCTTCTTATGCCAGTACCGATCACCGCGTTCCTGTTTGGTGTGCTTTGTGATTTCCTTCCCTGCCCCCGGCCAGTTATCCGGATCGGCTTCTTCCAGAACTACATCGGTGAGCTTATCGCTAAGAGCTGTAAGGCGAGTTTTGTAATCTGAATGCATAAAAAAGCCCCGTGGTTATCCATAGGGCTATGATGTACCGGGCTAGAGGTCGGAATCCTGACTAATTAATATAGTGCTATTTTTTAGCTGCACGGTATTTTACCGTTTCAGCTATAGCTTTCTCGGCAACTATTCCTTTAATTTCCTTTTCAGATTTAGAAATTTCAGTTTCTTTCGCCGGAAGTCCATCTGCAACCTCGGCAAAGCTTTTCCCCGTCTTTTTAGAAAGTTCACAAACAACAGAGTTGTACTGAGCACCCGCAAGTTTACGAATAGGTATGCTACATTCATAAGATACAGTAGATGAAACTTCACTTGCGCTTGCTGACGAGTCGGAATACTTCTCCCAAGAATTATGCGCACAATCCCACATATTCTTTAGTTCCTGTTGAAATACGGATTCAGCGCTAGAACACAGTTGGTCAGAGGCATTCGAAGCCCCTACGAAAACTATTAACGGGGCAATAAATGCAAATACAACATTTCTCATGCTCATATATTCCTCACTTCCCTTGAATTCTACAGTATGAATCATTTTGTCATACCGGGATCAACTTGATTAATCAATGGGGCTATCCAAAACAGATTATTACCTGGCAGTAACGTACGCACACTATGCAGCACACGGTCGCCGGCGTCGCCATTCAGTACACCGGCGGTCACATCGGTGATCGTATCCAGCAGGCCGAAGGTTGGCCCCAGCGCAGAACCGATAAAGCCACGGCTGGCGTATCGTGATTGCGTCCCTGTTCCAAGCAACGGCCCAAGCCCAAGCATACCACCGGATGCTTTTTCTGCCATGTTGTTATATTCCATCAGGGGGCCGAGGATACCAGAACGGTCGATGCCCTCAAGTACCATCTTCTGCGGCGTCAAATCAACCTCCCGACCGTTAGCCGCCTGCTTAAGCGCATAGGTCAAAGAACCCAGGCCAATCTGGAAGGCGGTTCCGTAATAGAACTGGGCGGTACCTTCCTGCAGGCCGCCGAGCGTCGCACGGTTATAGGATGCCGTAGCAAAAGACTTAAACTGGAATACGGTTTTCCCTAGCGGGGTGCTGGCCCACAGCGGCGTATCACCAATCCCCGGCGTGATAACGGTATTGTTTACATCCTTCAGCACAGCAGATTGCAGCAGGCCAGCGGCGTACTGGTCATCCCATTTTTCGAAATTGCCGATATGCCAGCCCTGAATGACTTCGCCGTGCTTCTGAAATTCTCGCTGGATGCGTTCGGCCATCTTCTCATTGATGCCGAGTTTTGCCAGGCGCTTCGCGGGGAACGCGCCGGACAGAATACCGTCGGACGTGATCATGCCATTCACCGATTTGTTCATATCGTCAAAGTGGCCCATCATGGTCAACTTGCCGAACACATCAGTAATACGTTCCATGCCAGCTTCTGCAGCTGTCGTACGCGAAGAGCTATCGACCAGATCCCCCATCGTACGCGCGCGGGTATGTAGTATGGTTTCAAGCCCCACGGCCATTTTCTTCTGCTCCGCCCGGCTGGCGAGGTAAGCCGGCGAGCGGGTGATCAGCGCGCTATATCCACGCATGGTATTACTGAAGCCGTTAACCATCATGCCGCGCGCCAGATCCGGGATAGCGGATACCGTCATGCCGCCGAGTTTCGTTACAAAGTTGGCGCTACGCAGGAAAGCACCGGCGCGGACGAAAAATGATGATGGGTCATCCGGCATACCATAGGTACCAACGAGGCGATCGCGAAGAGCCAGAATATCGCGCAGGTCGGCTTCGCGCGCTTTCGCCAGCTTTTCCTGTTCCGCCGGACGTAAACGCATCAGCGCGTCGTACTCGTCCTGGATGGCGGCGAGCTGCGAATCCAGCGACTTGTTACCAAAGGTACGAGTTAATTCGATTTCTGCCGAGGCTTCACGAATATGACGCTGCAGGACGTAGTTAGCGTCGCTCTCCAGATAATCTTTCATCAGGCGATCGGGAACGCTCAACGTACGTGATTTAGTGCTGCCCGGTGCTTTCACCATAAAGACGTTGGCGAACTCCTGCGGAATTTTAGCCCCGACAATACGGTTAATCGTGGTATCGGCGGCGATTTCGGCATCTTCGCGGGACATGGTTATTTCACCACGTGACCACCAGTCAACCAGCATATTGCGGAATTTATCGCGCTCGCTAACGATTTTCCCTACCTTGTACACGCGAGGGAAATAGCTGGTCTGCCCCATCGCTTTTAATTCGGCATCCGGCGGAAGTAAGCCCAGTTCCTGCTGTGCCGTCTTCACACGATTGATGACTGTACGCATTGCCTGTGCCGCTTCCTGCACTTTCGCATTAACGTGCACGTCGCCGTTGCGCAGCGCCTCGCCAACCTGTTCACGGAAAGCCGTATAACCCAGATCGCCGCCTTCAGCTTTATACTGAGTGTATGCCTGCTTGTTCGCAGTAACGACGGCCGCCTCTTCGCGGCGCCAGCCACGTACGCGCGTCTCCGCAGCTACCGGAGTTTCAATACCACGCAGGTTGCCTTCCAGCGTGAAGTTATTCTCTGCCAGTTCCAGCGCTGTCCGGCGCGCTTCTTTTGATGGGGATTCCATCAGGCGGGTGATCGGCGTCAGATAGCTACCTGCTTTTTTAGCCAGCTTGCCGAGTGGGCCACCAGACACTGGCGTGAGATCTTCCAGTGTCGCTTCGCGAATACGCATAGCACCGACGCTGCCACCGTTCGGTAAGGTATCCGCCAGGGCGTCGGCTGCGTTGTTAATCGTTGGCGAGGCGTTCATATTATCGAGCGCCTCCGCAACTTCACGGGTGGCCGCATTCCTAACCGACGGTGTTATCATCGCACCAGCAGTGGCAAATACACCGCTGAGAAGTGCGCCGGCAGTAATGTGTGCGGCGCTCTCCCTGGCTGTTCTGGTGTACTGCTCGTTATTGAGCGCAACCTCGCTAAGTGCGGTACCGGCAGCGCCAATAGCAACCTGAGAACCAATACGCGCAGCCAAGCTTCCCTGCGCACCAGGAATAAACATCGATGCGACCGTGACAGGGTCGATAATTCCGGCGGCGATACTAGCCAAAGTTCCTTCAGCGCCGGTTTCAGACAGCACCCGGCGGTCTTCGTTTTCATCGTCTATCTGGTTTTTAATCCAGGCGGTTTCCTCTGGGGATTTTGAATCCGCAAAGGCGGATCCCCATTGTTCGTACCCCTTTAGTTCGTTTTTATCAGAATAAGGGTTATAACCGTCCGCCGGTTCGAATTGTTTAGCCGGGCGGAACATTCCGGCCAGCAGGTTATTCTGACGAAAAGCGGCATCCCATACAGACGGTTGCTGTTGCAGCGGTTCCGGGTTAGTTCCTTTAGGCAGAGATACATCAAAACCAGTTGTCTCCTGAAGAGCATTATCCATTACGCTTAGTGGTTCGTCAGATTGTGGGTAGAAAGGCATTATTCATTACTCCATGAAAAGTAGTTTTTGACCCTGTTCATACGCTCATCGTGTAAGCGCTGATACTGTTCATCGAGAGCACGATGTTTTTCCTTAAAGCCCCGAATATCTTTACCGCGTAATATTTCCTCTTCGCCTTGCTTCTCCCTCTGCTGCTGCATTTTTTGATATGGCCCCCATTTTTCAATGTCAGGTTTCCAGCGCATGGGACGACCAAATTTATCGTAATAAGGCTGTACACTCTCGATTCCATCTTTATCTTTCATGCGAACAACAACTGAATATTTGCGGTCGCGAGGGGTATCCAAATCAGGCGTAATCTCTAACTCTCCGCCAATACGAGACTCAGGTGTATTGGTGGTTATTACGGGCGCAGCCCCGGAAGTTATTCCAAGCTCTGTTGGGCTCGTTAATATTTCTTTACTGCGTTCCCCATACATTAGTTCTTCTTTTTCTTCTTTCCACTGTGCAGCCTGCCACCCTGCCGGGCCATAATTATAAAGTGCTTCAGGTGCATATTTCATAAACTGAGCATTGCCATTTACATCGCTAATACTCCATGTTCGGGATATCTGTACGTTGGTCATTTTTTTAGCTAATTCGGCGTTACCACCCGAATTGCGATAATTGATGTCATACAATGACTGGTAGTCATTACGGAATTTTACAGCATTAGGATTCTGGTCATCCGCACCGGGACCGCCAAAGCTGTACCATGGTTTCATGCTGCTGACTGCAGAATCCATCGCGCTGGCACGCTCTTTTTTGTACTCCTTCGTGCTCTGCGTAGAAGACAATTGCGATTTCAGTGCGTCGGTCTGGTTGTAGGTCACGTTCTGCGCTTGTTTTACAGCCGCATCGGGTGCCATTCCAGCATCGGATAACTGCTTAACTGTCAGGTAAAAACTTTGTATATCCTTTGGCATGTCGCTAATAGATGCAGGATCCGCCCTGTACAGGGAATCGAACAGATTAGCCCCCTGCTTCACTACGTCTGGGCTATCAGAGCGAGAAATAGCATTCAGTTGTGATGTAACTTGCGATGGGATAATGCCCGTCTGGTTAACCTGCTGCACGATAGCGTCGTGAGTGGTGGCGTCGTTAATGCGGAAGTTAAGCGCCGATGGCGTATTGTCCGCCGCCTTCTGCATGGATTTGTTGCTCGGGTCGAGTTTCTCGCCGGAGATCAGCGCGTCGTTAAAGCGGGCGGAATCACGCTGCGCCTGAATATTGGCGTTGCTCTTCTGCACCAGCGCACTAAGTTTGCCGTACGCATCGAGTTTCAGTGCGTAATCCGGGTCGTTTGCCTGTGGCTTCACTTTCGCCAGCTCGGCCTGCTGTTCTGCCGGGGTGACGTACTGGATAGCCTGGAAGGTTCTGGCGGTATCGATCGCAATATCCAGTTGCTTGACTGCTGTTTGCCCCTGCTCACCGTACGCAAACAAAATGGTGGAGGCGTTAGGCATAGCATCTGGCACCTCACCGTTATACAGCTGCGCCATCGTATTATTGAGAATCGGGTCAATCTGCTGGCGCAGCGCCGTACGCTGCTGGCGGATCTGCGATTCGGCGATATTGTCGATTTTGTTTACCGCTACCGGGTCGAGACCTGTTTTATTTTTGTTGTAACGGGACAGCCAACCACGCGTTTCGGCTGGCAGTTGCTTAACGAAATCCGCCATTGAGATTTCGCCTTTGCGCGGGTCGCCGACTTTAGCGATCAGCTTATCGACGTTACCCATCCCCCAGTTATATGCAGCTCCGGCCAACGTCTCAGACTGATATTTTTTACTGAGCTGCCCGGCATAATCGCGCGCCAACTGCGCATGCTGCACAGGATCATCCGGGTTGTACTCCACGCCACGTTTAGCCGCCAGTTCTTTACCGGTGTCCGGCATCAACTGAAATTCACCCTGCGCGCCCGCGGGTGATGTAACAAGGCTACCGTCTGCATTGCGGTGTTTACCGCCAGATTCCACCAGGCCGACGGCGCGCATATCAAGCTCGCCGGTAGTGCTGTTTACCAGCGTAAAATCACCATTAAGCCAGCCGGTTGGATTGGTTACCGCGTAGTTCTGCGCGCGCTGCTCCAGCGCTTTTTGATTCGCTTCGGAGACCGCGCCGTCGATGCGTTCCTGCGACCAGCCGCGAGCCTGGCCATACATCTCGATCGAGTGTTTACGGGCACTGCGTATGAGTCCCGCCTGCATCGGGTTATCGTAGGCGCTGGCCTCTTGTTCAACTGAAGAGGTCACTGTCGCGTTAAGCTGCTGGCGCTGGGCTTCCTCAGTCTGCGCACGCTCGAAACCGCTATAGGTGCTTGTCCGGCGTACCTGCCCCGCTTTCCACTGTGCATCAAAATAGTTTAACTGGCTGGGCGGAACGCGCTTGCGCGCTTCCTCGTAATCGCCAGCATCGGCCTTATCCATATCGGTGACCACACCGGACGATTTAAAGCCCTGACGCGTGACCGTGGCGCCCGTCTCCGGGTTTTCCCAGCGGTCATTAGATTTAGCTTCCAGATCGGTCAGAATAGCCTGCGTGGCCGCCACGTCGGCTTTATCCTGATCACGCTGCACCTGCTCTGCTACCTGCCCCGCAGCAGCGCCAAAACCGGATACTGCGTTACCCACAGCGCCCACATTGCTGACCGCGACGCGCGTAGGTTGTACCTGCGGCGCTACATTGCCAAAATTACCCGTTGGAATTCTCACGTTTATTACTCCGCATATAATCCGTATTTGCCAGTTTTAGCCTTTTGCCAGCCGCTGTACGCCGTTCCGCCGGCGCTTAAAAGCGAACTGCCGGCGCTGATGTTTCCCGCCGTCGCCGCATTTCTTCCACTGATGCGGTCGGCCTGTGCCTGCGCCTGCAGACGGTTAGAGGAATTCACGCCATTAAGGATCGTCTGGTAAGCGTCCTGCTCTGCGTCTTCGGTAATGCCTGAGGTGATGCGCAGCGCGGTACCTTCGCCGGTTTCAACGCCCGACGCCGACAGCGAAGCGTTGGCCGCTGCGGCCTGTTCACGCCCGGCTTTACGGATACGGTCGGCTTCCACCCTTGCGGCTTTCTGGCTCGCCTCCGCATCGGCTTCCGCCTGGGCGGCCTGATAGTTCGCCATTTTTTTCTGCTGCTGCCCGCTATACGCTGCGCCGCCAGCGGCTAACACCGTGGACGCCACCAGGGCAATTTCTACGCCAGTGCACATCGTTAAACCTCCATCGAATAAAGCAGGCCTGTTTGCTGCAGGCCGAGACGTGAATACAACTGGCCGGTGCGTTCTGCGTGCACGCCAGTGGTGATCCCCATGTTGATAACAGCGGCGCCGTGCTCTTTTGACCAGTCGATAAACGCGCGTGCCAGTCGCGGCCCGGCGCTGCCGCCTCGATGTTCTGGCGCGACAAATAAGCCGTATTCAAAAGCCATCAACTGGCGGGAGAAAAATTGCTCTGCGATACCGCCGCCAAGCCAGCCGATCACATGCCCGTCTTTTTCAGCGACCAGCACACAACCAGACGGCGAATAAATCAGGCTTTGCGCCAGTTCTGCGCATTTATCCGCATCAAACGGCGAGTTTTGCGAGTAACGGGACTCGAGATACATCCGGGTTCCCAGTTCGATAAGCGCCGGGATATCCCCGGCTGTGGCGTTACGAATCATCATTAGCCCCCGTTGCTGGTAAATACGATGACAATGGCGAGAAGGTGGAACGGCAGCGGCTGGCGCTGCTGAATAGTCAGCGAGTCTTCTCCGCGCTCCCAGCCTAATTTTCCCCAGTAGTGATCGCCGGTGAACAACGGCGCCGGCTGGTTAAGGATTTTTGGCCCGAACGTGCGGAACGGGATCACCTGGCCATTGCACTCGGCGCCAGTGGTTTGGAGGAAACGCATAGTGACTTCACTGGTGCGCTTGCGGGTATTCTGCGTGGTACCTTCTGATGTAGCGACTTCAGGCGTCAGAGTGGTAATGGTCGTTTCGAAGTGCAGGCCGATTTCTACTTTGTAGGCTTTACGCGATAGCGTGATTTGGCCGGATGATACGACCGCCTGCGGCATCACAGAACCGTCTGCAACAATATCGACGGTCTCGCCTTCGAGGTGCGACAGGCCACCCCATGTCGTTGCGCCAGTATCGCTGGAGCCCGTCACGGCTGCATCGGTGTACAGGGCGTTACTGAACATTTCGACATAGCGAACGGTCTGGCCGTTGACCGTACGGCGCACAATGGCGTACACCACATCGTCAGTCGCTGAGGGAATAGTCGCTACGGACTCAAACGCACCACTGGTGATCTGTCGTGACCACGCAACAACGTTCTGCGCCCGGTCGATAGCCATCGTCACCATTACGCCATCATTGCGAACCAGCCAGGTAAACGCATCAGGTTGCTGCTGATACGCCATATCGATCACGCCGCCTTCTGTGATGTGTTCCGCCAGTACAGTCATATCGTTGGCCGAGTAAGCTACATAGCTGTCGGGGTCATAGGCGACAGCGTAGAGCTTACGGCCAGAACGCTGGACGAACATAATTTCGGTACCGACGCGTACCGGGCGGATCCCGTTGCATCCGTACGGGCTGGGATTTTTTACCGAAATATTGGTAGGCGTAATCGCCGCATCGTTACCAGCGGTGATGGTGAACTCGCCGCCGTACGTCAGCGCAATTAGCGTATTCATCTGCGCGAGGTGCACAATCGGGTTGAGCTGGTCAGAAGACAGCGTAAAGCTGATCGCGTCGTCGTCATCGGTTCCCAGCTCGAAAGAGAGGTATACGCCCGATTCGCTCCACCAGATAGTTTGCGGATACTGTGGCGAACCGGCCAGAACCAGCCGCTGCTGGTAAAGCGTTACCGCCCCCGGGTATCCAAATTCATCCGTCCAGACGGAATCCTCGCGAGTCCAGGCGCCCGGTGATGCCGCCTGCGTTGCGCTCAAATCCGTGCGGATGGTACCGACGGCGACCTGCGCACTGGTCACGCTCTTAATCAGCACCAGACCGCTGTTAATCCTGACGTACGAGCCCACATCTTCAGGCACCCAACCATCACCAGTCAACGGCGGCGGGTCTTCGCTACCTTCTGGTGGTTCTTCATCGCTCAGGGTCAACGTGATTTCCGAGCCGACGAATTCTTTCACTGATGGCTTGCACCATTTTTGCGGCGTGTCGCGCACTTCGTCGAAGGGTTCAACGATAAATGGTGCTGGCTCCAGTACCCAATCGGTTTGCCCGCGTCGCTGTAGGCGATAGGGTTTAACAGCCTGATGCACCAGAAACATGGTATCGGCGCCCTGAACGTAATTTACTGATGGCAGCATGTCAGAGGTGTACGGGCTGGCGATTTCGTACGGCGTGTTGTCGTCGTTCACCAGCTGCTTACCATCCTGGTAAATTCGCAGATAGCCGTCGCCAAACTCCAGAATGTACGCCTGCGTGCGATTGAAAACGTACGGAATGAGGCGGGATTTTTTGTCGCCGTATTTTGCGGCCGCTACGAACTGCGAGCCAGGGCGACGCATTACCCCGCCCTGCACCACGACCACGCTATTTTCCAGCGTCTTCGCGCCGTTTGCATAGCGATCGATATCAACACGCCCCATTAGACGCGGGGAAATTTCGCCGGCGGTGAAATTGGTTTTAATCAGATTGGCGCGCATGTCAGAACCTCGATTCGTACGTTGGATAGCCGCCAAGCTCTTCCGGCGGGTCTTCCTGACCGTCCACGGCCTTTGCCTGCTTCAGCAGTACCAGCGATTCCTGGGCGAGACTGTCGCGCAGACTGGTAGAGCCGGTGACGGCATAGGCCAGCTTTGCCTGCATCATCATTTCGGCCACATCAACGAGCGCAGCATCCCAGGTGGATTCGTCTTCGTTGCGGAACACATAACGCAGCTTCAGCACCTGCACGTTCGTCAGCAGCCGGTTGCCTTCAACGCGGTACGGAATATCGTCGTAAGGTTCCCCAATGGACAGAACGCGAAGAAGATCACCGGGCAGTGCGAACTGAAAGCGGAAACCGAATACCGGTGCTGTACTGACAGGAGAGAGAACCACACGTTTTACAACGCAGTTCCACGGATGTGCGCGCAGCAGCTTATTGCGTACAGTGGGATAAAGGTTTGAGCACAGACGGGCGTGATCGGTGTTTTCGTCGAAACTGTTAATCGGGTGAGCACCGAGCGCCAGCAGTGCGTTAGAGCAGATAGAAATACTGTCAGCCATAGCCTTACCTCAGATGAAAAAAGGCCGGGAGATATCCCCCGGCAAAGGCACCAGCGGCTTTATGCTACGAAATCGATGGCGACGACTTTGTTTTCCGCTGCGCGGCCTGCGCCATAGGACGCATCGACGGAAATCTGAATGGTGTTGTTTTTATCGCGGCGCGGGCCGATATCGACGTTGTACTCTTCGCCGGTACCGAAATGCACAGCGGTTTTACACCAGGCAACTGCGGTTTTGGTGGTGACAGCTGGATCACCTGCTTCAGCAGAATCCAGTTTTTCATAGGCCAGCCACTTAAAGCCCAGCCAGTTACCAGACACTGCGCCTTCCTGCAGCATTTTCACCGCCATAAAGTCGGCGCTGGTCAGCGTGGTATCGCTGAGGATTTGGGTCAGCATGTCGGCGTTGTAGGTGATATACAGCTCTTCACCGTTCTGCTCGTCACACTCGTTACGGCGGAACATGGCTTTTGCGGCGATCAGCTTCGCTTTGGTCATCCCGGTACCGCCGGCGACGATTTTCTGCGATGCGGGAAGCGCAACCGGAGCGTACGCGCCAGTGTCGGAAGTTTTGCGCAGAACGTCATCCAGCAGTGCACGATAGATAACGTCGTCTTTTTTGCGGTTGGATGCGGCCAGCGTCAGCTGCAAATATGGCCCCTGCGGGTCAGCCAGCAGTTTGCGCAGGTCGCGCTTTTCAACCGGCACGAATGCGCCATAGTCAGCCATCAGCGCATTACGGGTGCCGGCATCAGGCAGATCCCAGACGGTATCACCGAAACGCTCGGTGATCTGGGTCATTTCGATGGTACCCATATCGTTGATGGTGAACGACGCACCGGTAATGTTGCCACGGTCGAAAACAGCAGCTTGCAGGCGGGAATCCTTCTGCTGTGCGGCAATTTCGAAAGAATCATGGAACTGCTGGATAAACGCAGCGGTGATCATGTTCTTAGCGGTATCAAATGACATAACAATCACTCCAGAAAGTATCGCCTGCGGGTTGTCGGTATTCCCGGCCCAAATCAGCACAATGCGGTTGGCGCTGGCGCATTGCGGGAAAATTCAGTTATCCGGCGTCCCCGCCGGGCTGGTTGTGGGGTGATTGTTAGCGAGGTGCGCGGTCGGAATCCCGACCAAATAAAAAAGCCAGCGGGTCAGGCTGGCTTCGATTGGCTTATCGTGACATGTCACGCTACGGTTTGATCGCCGTAACGCTTCTGGTAGTACGCTTTCACCTGTGCAGATACGCGTTCATGGTCGGCATGCTTCGGGTTCATGTACGCTTCGGACTTCATCAGGTCGCGGATGGTCTGCTGCTCTGCCGGGTTGCTATCTGCGCCCGCTGGCGCGTCTTCCTGCATTTCCGCACCAATTTTCGCCAGCATGCGGATCACCATCGGGTTATTGCCGATTTCATCGATGCGGCCGCGATCGCCTTCATCGGTCAGGGAATTGAACGCGCGGAATGCAAGGCCGATATTCTTGTTAAATTCGGCGTCAGTCTTCCAGACTTCACGCAGCTGCGTGGTAGCGGATTCAGCATCCAGTTCCGCAGCACCGTTAACCAGCGACGGGGCGATTTGCGCATACTCGCTGATGATGAAACTCATCTGGTCGTTGGTGATCCCCTTGCCGTGCGCCGATTTCATAAACGACTGCATGCGCGGGTCTGCTTTGAATTCTTCCCAGTTGAAGCCTTCGGCCTTTACCTCTGGGGCATAGTCATCAGCAGTTTTTGGCGGCGCGTCGCCGCTGCCCATGCGTTTTTCAAGGAGAGAGTAATTCTCCGCCAGTTTGCGGGCTGAGCTTTCAATACTGAGTTTTCCGTCCTCGCCCACAACGCGGAATTTTTCAGGTATCCAGTCATTCGCGCCCGGTTCGCCCGCGCCGGTGCTGAGAAGTGAATTACCAGCAGGATTACCAGCGCCCGGATTTTCAGCACCACCGCCATTGCCACCATCATTGCCCCCTGTGCTGCCTGCTGGCGCTTCGGCGCCCTGCTCGGCGTTCATGAATAAGTGTTTAATCTTCCACATCGTCTTTTACTCCATCTGCACGGTTGATTTGCATCAGAATGAAATCGAGCACGGCACGTTGTCCGGCCCGGTAACAGGTTTCGCGGTCGCCCTCGGTACCGCCGGGGACGTACGCCGCGCGCCCAAAGCGGCGCGTTAACTCATCCAGCACCTGCGGCCCGCCTGGCATTTCCTCGAAAATGCGTTTGTAGTCCGCTGGTGATGCTTGTTTAGTAGCCATTAGCCCCCCGCTACTCGTTGGCCCAGCGCTGCGCCCACCTGCTGCCCAGCTGTGGTTGCCGCCTCGCTACCTGCCTGCATCATGAGCGCCTGCCCTGCTTGTTGCTGCTGCGCCCGCTGTCGCTGCTGGCGAAGTTGTTCGACGGCATCAGACGAGCGAATGACTTTCGCCGGTACGCCCAGCGCATCCGCTATCACGCGTGTTGCTTCGTCGGTGTCTACGAGGTCGGTCACATCAGGTGATACCTGCGCCAGATTCGCCACGTTCGCGCCAAGGCGTTCAATGGCGGTGACGTTCTCCAGCTGCTGCGCGCGGGCAAGCGGCGAGATATAGCGCACGTTGAAATTAGCGTTTTGCAGACTATCCGGTGCTGGCGGAAATACACCGGCGCGGAATGCCAGGCCAAAGCAGCGCTCTACCAACGGCTGCAGGTATTCAGCCTGGAATCGGCCATAGACCGGGCCGAGCAACTGGCGGATCAGCGCCACACGCACATGCACTTCGGTGGCGGTCATCGCCGGGCCGTCCTGCGGCTGCAACTGGTCGGCCATCATGATTTTGCGGATAGACGCCTGCAGGCGTTCTTCTGCGGTAAATGCCACATTGAAATCGGCGCCGGTTAGCAGCGGTTTCATGCTGTTCACACTGTTCGCAACGAGGATACGGCGCGGGCCTACTTTGACCGTACGCGGGTTAAGCACGCCGTCATCTTCGGCAATCCACATCCCGGCGATCGCCAGATCCTGCGCTGCCTTCTCCATGCGTTTCGTTTCGTTCAGCTCTTTGCAGTCTGGCAGCGCGTCGTATACCGGGCCGATACCGTACGGCGTGCCGGGGATTTTCATCCAGCGCGGTACGCAGCAGGGGAATTCGTGATAGCCCGATTCGCGCACAATGAGCTTGCCGCTCACTTCCACGTTGTACGATGCAAAGCGTAGGTTTTTAGCCAGGCGCGCATTCACCACGTAGTTTTCACGCGGGAAAATGCAGTGCAGGAAGTCGAATTTGTCATCGGGCTTTTTGGCGGCCGCATCGCGAATCTTCTTGCTTACCTTATCCGCGCCAAATTCTTTAATCGCCTGCTCTGCGGTGAGCTGGTAGCGGCGATAAATCGTGTCCACGATGCCATCGCGGCGGGTGGATGTGACATAGCACTGTGCCAGCGGCCACTGCTGGAATGAGAATCCGCCCTCTTCGCGGTCTTCGTCGATGTACAGCGCGAACCAGCCAGCGCATACCACATCAAGATTCGCCTCATAGCCTTCGGCGTCGAAGTTGGCGGCGTGGATGTTTTCCCATACCAGCGTTGCGCAGGTGGACAACCACGCGGCGGCATCATCCGGCAGCGATTCACTGTCGAGGTTCAGCCACTGCGCGTTTGCCGGGGTCATGCCGGACATGAGAGCAGACGCCAGCATGCGGGCGCTGTCGGTGGCCGTGCCGTCAAGCAGCCGTGCCACCTTCGATTTTGCGCTCTGTGCGTCCAGCACCTCATCGGATAGCCCCGCGCCGCGCAGCGGATAGGTATAGTCATAGCATTCCCGCCAGACGCTTTCGTGCACCTGTCGGTTGGCTTTCAGCGTATCGGCTCGCTTAACCAGCTTTACGGCGAGTTCATCCATCGATTATGCCCCTAAGGTGTTTTTTGCTGCCTGAGCGCCGGAGGAAAGCAGGGATGAACCTGTATCCGTTGCGCCTTCGGCACCGCTTGCCAGCAGCGAGGAACCTTTCTTGCGCTTCTTACGCGCTGCGGCGTCGGCGTTCGCGGCCTTCGCTGCTGCATCGGCTGCTGCATCGGCCTCAGCCTGCGGATCCTGCTGTACGACTTTTGGTGCGCCGCCTCCACACATACGATTCCCCCTTAGCCCGGCACATGCCAGCCGTGTTCGGTTAATACAGGTGCGCCGCGTACCGGCTGCGGCTTGCCCTCTTCGTTCGTCACCATTGCCCCCGCGCCGCCGGTGGTGGCATCAGTGGCTTTGCGTACGAGGGTGAGGAACTCGAGGTTGTCGGTAAGGTTCTGGTCGGTCAGATCGGTGAAGCCCAGCTCTTCGAAGCGGGCAACGATGGTGGCGCCCCGCGCATTGAGCGTGGCAAGAATGGCGTTGCGCTCGGCCAGCGCCGTAGCGCCCAGCAGCGTCGCAACGTTCTGCTGCACCGTCGGTTCGGTAGTTTCAGCGTTCAGCGCTGCGCCGGTGGTGTCCTGCGGCTGCGTTGTCTCCTGCCCCGGTGTCTCGATGGTTTTCTTCTGTCGTGCCATTGTGGTGGCTCCTGTGGAACGTGGAGCCTAGAGTGTGCGCGGGGGTGTTGGTCGGAATCCTGACCAAATGGATAATTTGTTAAAAAACGGCCTGATTTAACATAATGTACGTTATCGGCACCACGCGATCGGCACTCGTTAACGATTTAGCGTGAAGAGGTTATTTGTTGCGGTTTGCTGGCGGGAAAGTGTGAAAATCGACTGCATAAATCGTGCATAAAACAGGGCTGTTTTTGCATAGCGTTTTTAGTCGGTGAACGCCCTGTTTTTGCAAGTTTTCATCGTTGTTCGGCTTTCTGGATAACCTCCAGAATATATTGCTTGTGGCGAGTTAAAACCCTTGGGTCACGCAGCCATTCGGCACTTTCCTGAAAGTGTATATCCTTCCCGTTGCGCAGAATGAAATCCCAGCGAATATATTCCTGGTTGCTAAAGCGCATAACGTCGACGTTCTGATCGGTGACATAACCCCATATTGGTTCGTTCCTAGCAAACTGAGCATCAGCCAGCAGCTCGTTAACGTGTGAATACTCCTGCATATCATCCTCCTCTCAAATGCGCTTTGTGCGCCAGGCGTAAACGAATCGCCGTGATGTGACCTGCGCCGGCAGCTCGGAGCGCGGGCGCTGTGTGACGTAACACCAGAAGTCTATCAGCGCTTCGCCCGTGTGGTGGTTCGGTGCGGCGCCCTGCTTCCAGCCGATGATAGCAGACTTCGATACATCCAGCTCGCGGGCTATCTCCTGCAGCGGGATCCCCGTTCTGGTTATGTCGCTGATAACGCGGAACCAGTCGGTTTTAAACGTGGCGACGACTGGCATAGGCCACCTCGCAAAACGCGCGCGCACGCGAGCATAGAGAGCGGTTTTGTTGAGAATCCGGCGCCGCTGAGTCGCCGTTGAGGGCGTTAATTGGTGATTTCATATCGCTACCCGCAATAAATTACATGTTGGGCGTGTTACCACCTGTTACCACTGTTACCACCATCTTTCTAACCTTTCCCTGAGCGACTTATATATATATATGGGGTTTTTAGTAAATAGGTGGTAACAGTGGTAACAGTGGTAACATCCTTTAAATTTCAATAAATTAAATTGTTACCACCTGCATTGTAGAGGTGGTAACAGGTGGTTACGCTTGCCGCCAAACCTTCATTAATTTGCCTTCAACTCGCCTTGTTTCGCGCTTATAACCGCAATTTTGCAAAACATTGCTAATTCGCATTTCTTCACGTTTTCCGATGTGCCGCGGGTCTAACCCAATTGCATCGCGCAACACGTCGCTAGCGCGTAAAAATTCGCAATTTCGCGGAATGTCATTAGTCATCAGGTCAGGTGTATCGAGCCATTTCTCGACCGTCTCGAGCCACGCGTCTTTAATGGTGTACTGCTCATGTACACTCGCGCCGAGGCGTTCAGCGTCGCGGAACTGGATACCACCGAGGCGCTTAAACGTCTCGCGGGCTTCCGCCCAAAGCAGCAGCAGGTCGCGCTTAATGGCCTGCACATCGACGCTGGAGACCTCGACGGGCAACCACCGGCGGTTACCGGTTTTATCCGCGAGGAATTCGTCTTCGTTGGTGGTACCGATGAACACCAGGCGACGCGGGAACTGTGTAGCGAACTCCCGGTATTTGGGGATCCAGTTCTCATGCGTACGCGTCACGAATGCCTTGATGGACTCCAGCTCTTTGGTATTGAGGCCGCGCAGCTCGCCAATCTCTGCCACCAGTCGCCCGCGCATCTTGCGCGCGAGGTCGTCGTCTTTCTCAGCGAACGATATCTCAGTGAAGAAAGCGGGATCGGGGCTGAGTGCCTCTACGCCTGAAGACTTCCCGCAGCCCTGCCGCCCGACGAGAATAGGCACCATGTCGGCTTTGATGCCGGGCTCCAGCACTCTGCCCGCCAGCGCCGTCCACATGTACATGGACACCGCGCGGGTGTATGGCGTATCGGCGGTACCGAAGTGGGTATGGTAGAAATGCTCGATGCGCGGTACCCCGTCCCACTCCAGCCCGTTGAGCCAGGTGGTCGCAGAATCGAAAGGTTGTTCGTCAGCGGCCAGCAGTACCACGTCGCGGATAAGCTCGCGCCCTACAGCTTTAAAGCCGCGTTTTTCCATCGTGATACGCAGGCGCGCGTAATCCGGATCGGTAAACGCCTGCCACTGGCCGGAGCCCGCCGGCGCGAACATGATTTCATCGCGGAACTGGTCGAAACGAATATCGATATCCACGAAGTCAGGACGCACAACCGCTTTGGCCGCGTTGCTGATGGTGGCCTCAATGCGCCCCCATTTGTCACGCTCGAACGCCGGCAGCGGTAACTGCTCAGCCACTTCGGTGCTGGTGAGATCTTCGAAATCGTCGTTGCGGATGCCGATAGCGTTCAGGTAATCACCATCGTTGCGGTGGGCGCAGCTGGCGTGCAGGCATTTGAAATGCCCGAGGTCAAAGCCAGCGGTATCCGCTGGGAAGTAAACTGTACTGGTTGGGTCGCCGCCGGTGCTGTGTCCGTCCTCGAACGGGCAGCGGATGTAACGCTCGCCGTTGGTACCGTCCAGCAGAGTCCAGCCGTTGGCGTCCAGATATTCCGCCGTTTCGTCTGTGGCGCCGGGTGTAAAGGTTGAGCGGTCACGCATCTTACTACTTCCCGCTTCGGTGGTGACCGATACAGGAAGCACGTCGGCCAGCTGCTGCCAGAGTGTTTCGAGCTGGTCTGCCGTCACCACCGGCGGATCATCCGGCAGCTCGTTATCCCATTCGATGCGGGCGCCGCTGCTGTGCGTACCGCAGGCAACGAATTGTTGACCGTTGGCCAGCAGCTCGATAATGCCGAGTTCGCCCTCGAGGCGGTGAATGCGTTTGCGGAAATCACCTTCCACACCCAGCAGGTACAGGCATTTGTTGCTGTTAGCACGCCAGCGCCGCGGCGGAACGACGCCCAGCAGCTGCGCAAGCAGGTCGCGGATCTTTTGCTGTACGTCGGCGTCTTCGCTGTCGCAGTCCAGCGCCAGCCAGCCGTTACCCGTACGAACGCAAATCCCGTAATCAGGCTCTTTTGACCAGCGCGCAAAGTCGTGCTCAGTCACGACATGCTCTGTCCAGTCCTTGATACCTGTAGCCAGACGGTCGCGGTTATACAGGCTCGGCGTTTTGCCCAGCGCTTTCAGTTTGCTGTTGGGGGAAATGGCGGCGTTCGGATTGCACACGACCGGCAGCAGCTGGTCGGTACGGCCCAGCACCAGATCGAAGTGGAACCATTCATCAGACGTCGCCCCCCAGTTCTTAATCTCTGGCATGGGTTACGCCTTATTGTCGGTAGGTTGGCCGTGAAGAAGCCAGTTAGGGTCACATTGAAGCGCTGCGGAGATCTCCAGCAAATAACGAGGCCGGGAGATTACCCCACTCTCTATTCTGTTAATCGCCTGCTGGCTAACCCCGGTGAGTTCAGCCAATGCGACTTGTGTCATGTTGAGCTCTTTACGTCGCTCTTTTACTCGAGTTGCCAGGGTCATAGTTGTCACCTCTTACAATTTTAGTGGTATTTAGCAACAACTAATGATGTTTGTCAAATACAACAAAAATTGTATTTAATAAAAGGAGGTCATAATTTCAACTCTTATAAGGTGTTAAAAATGTCTCTCGCAGCACGCTTCAAAGCCCGCCGTATCGAACTTGGAATGACTCAAACAGAAGTCGCAAACGTAGCTGGGGTTAGCCAGCAATCAATCGAGTCCATCGAGAGCGGGAGAACGCGAAAACCGAGAAACGTACTGGAGTTGGCAAAGGCATTGAAATGCAGCCCTGACTGGTTGCTGAACGGTAAAAACATAATGCCGCTGGCAGAGGTCAGCACTCGCCGCATACCTATCCTCAGCTATGTACAGGCCGGGCAATGCACTGAGGCAAGGGACTACACCAATATGGAAGGCGAGTTCGAATACGTTCTCGCGGATGCCGATGTGCCGGAAACCTGCTTCGCCTTACGCATAGACGGCGACAGCATGCAGCCAGAATTTAAAGAGGGCGACATCGTTATCATTGACCCGGATCTGTGCCCCGCACCAGGCGAATTCGTCGTTGCCAAAAACAACGGGCATGAAGCAACTTTTAAGAAGTACCGCCCATTAGGCATCGGGGTTGAAGACTTCGAGCTGGTACCGCTTAACCCTGATTATCCTGTATTACGCAGCGCGGAGCTGCCGTTACGCGTTATTGGCGTAATGATTGAGCACCGCATATACCGCCGTAAACGCTAATAAATCCCGCCACTTACGAGGGCGTAAAGCCCTCCACTTCACCTATCCGCAAAATTTTACCAACTAAATTTCATTAAATATCAATTAATTGGTATTTTTGCACCCCAAAATACCACATTTGTGGTTTACGAAATACAATTCAAATTGTACATTTACAGCAAATGAAGTACCGCTCTTTAACAAACAGAACCGCGTGACAGGCAAGCCGCTGTGCTCCTGGCAAAACGAAATAGCACCCGATGGGATCGAGGTAAGCGCCGAGTCCGTATGCGTACGGTAAGCGTAGAGGACGACACCGCGGCGAGCTGACAAGTCACGCAAGTTGAAACGCCCCGATGATGGGGCGCTTAGTTTCCTTTGGGGTGTGGTGAATTGCGGTTTACTTGGACAAGTCGAAAATCAGCACCTTTCGCCACACCACCAAAGTGACCTTCTAATCATCTGGCAGGCCGCAACGGTGCAGGTATTTTGCCACTGACCTCTATGTTTTTGGGGAACATATATTCAGCGGAGCATTTATGGCACTTGAGAATTTTATAAGCAATATTAGCAGAATGGTATTGAAGTATAGACTTCACTCCCGACTCATAGCATGTAGTACAAAGATAATGAGGTTGGAACTCAGGGTCGTCCGTCGGCTTCAGTACATAGACCACCGTATTGGTAATCGGGTGGTACACCTCATAGTTCAATTTCTCACTATCCCAGTCCTGTTTCTTTTCCAGAAGGGATTCGAGTTCAACGATGCGCTGTTTCGCTTCGCCCAGAAGTTCCGTTAGCGCGAATTGTCCTGTACGTGCATCAATAAGTTTATCAAGTAGATCAATAGTTTTAGTTTTAACGTTGTAATCGACCTGCAACGCATTAACTTCTTTTGCTAAATCAACTGCTCCTTTCAGAGCACCACCTGCGCTAGCGGCGGCCTCAGTTATACGCCGTACAAGTCCTTTTTCTTCAGACATATCTAATCACTCTCAAACTGTAGGGGTGAAGAGATATTAGACGATTTCTCACTGTAGGGGTACAGGGAGAACCACCTCGCCTGATGTGGTTAAAAGCAGGCTCTCGCTGATATCCATTGCATTGCTGTGTGTAGTCTTTGCCCGCCTCCCACAGCGGGCCTTTTTTCCTGTCGGAAAGCGCATCCACAAAGGTGCTATACCTCCCCGCTGGCACCGGGTGCGCTCCCCCACAGGAAAAGGAGCACTACCCATGAAACCTGAACACCTCCACCGGCTGACGGGGCGCGATGTGCTCCGCTGGCGCCGTAAACATTTCGACTTCATCACCGGACTGGCTATCACACTTGCGTGCGGCCTGACCGTTTCCTTAATCCTTCTTATCGCGAGGACTGCCGCATGAGCCTTGAACAAAATCTCGAACTGAACAACCAACTGCTGACCAAGCAAAACTCGCTGTACGAACGCAATATTGCACTGCTCGAACGTCTGGTGCAGTCGCTGGCGTCTGGCGTGGCGCTTAAAGCCGACACCGTAGCGCAGGTTCAGGAGTACCGTGAAACGGTCACCGAATCGAAAACCGCGCTGACGCTCGACGATCTGCAGTTCGGCGACGTTATTGCGCTGGCGACGTTCTACCCGGTACCGCAGCAAATCACCGAAGACATGCTGCAGCGCGCCATTGACTACCGCGACGCCGAAGCTGACGCGCGAGTAGTGCAGATCGATGCGCTGGACAGCGCCCTGCAAGGTGTGAAACGCGCCAAAGCGCTACTGAAACCTGCCCTGCTCGACCTGTCCCGCAATGTTCTTAAGTACTGGGACGACCTGCCAACCATCGGCGAGCGCCGCAGCTTTGCCGAGCGCCTTCTCGACGCCGCACCAACTGAACGCGACGCAGTGAAGCCGAAGAAAGCTGGCGATAGCGATAAGGCTGAAGAACGTACCGGGCCGTTCTACTGCAAGAACGTCGATGGCTCCGCCGCCAGCGAGCTCCATACCTTACGCAAGCTGAACGAACTGCTTAAAAAGGGCCATATCGAGATCACCCGCGTTGAATACCTCCAACTGCAGGAAGAGTTTGAGCGTAAAAACGCAGCAAAAGGTGGTACCGAAACAGGTGGCGATGTTGAGGAAAAGGCTGGCGAAGAGACTGATTTCGCGGCGCTGCGTAAACAGGCCGAAGAGTGCATTAAAACACTGTGTAAAGGCGGTTATCGCGCTGAGGCGGTCGGCATCCTGGACGGCTTCGGCGCGAAAAAGCTGGGTGAAGTGGAAGACAAAGACCTCGCTGATCTGATCGCCAAAGCCGAAAAAGCTCTGGAGGGCTGATTCATGCCAGACGTTCACGCAAGATTATCACCATCATCAGCGCACCGGTGGATGCGCTGCCCCGGTAGCCTGGCGCTCGAGTCAACGCAGCCAGATAAAAGTTCGGCCTTCGCCGAGGAAGGCACCGCAGCACATGCGCTGGCGGAAAAAGTATTACGCAACCGCCAGACACACCCGGAATACTACGCTGGCTGCAATGTTGAAATGTTCCTTGGATCGTATCCACTCAGTGAAGAACCAGACGACGAAAAAGGACCACAGGTCGACAACGAGATGGTCGAATCCGTTGGTCGCTATGTCGATACCGTCTGGACACTGGCCGATGGTAATGAGCTGATGGTCGAGCAGCGCGTCGACTTTTCGCATATCGTCGGCGTGGAAAACTCATTCGGTACCGCCGACGCGGTTGTCATTGTCGGCAACGAGCTGCAGATCCACGACCTTAAATATGGCCGCGGTGTGCAGGTTGACGCCGAGCAGAACGAGCAGCTGCAGCTGTATGCCCTCGGCGCGCTGGAGCAGTTCAACCTGCTGTACGACTTTGACAGCGTACGCTTGTTCATCCATCAGCCGCGGCTGAACCACATATCAGAATGGGCTTTATCTGTTGAAGAGCTGGAAGCATTCGGCCAGCGGGCACAGGAAGCAGCGGCAAACGTGATCGTGATGTTCAACATCGCGGAATGCGAAGGCGTGAATACTCTGCCGCTGGAGAACTTCACGCCCGGCGAGAAGCAATGCCGGTTCTGTAAAGCCAGCGCCATTTGTACCGCGCGTGAACAGTTCCATATGCAAACTATCGCCGGTGACTTCGACGACCTGACAGCACCGATCGGCGAGCTGGTCACCAGCGCCATAGCACGTGTACCGATGCTCACCAACGAGCAACTGGCTGAAATCTACGGACAAGCGGATTTTCTCGAATCCTGGCTAAAGGCCATCCGCGACCGGGTAAACAGCGAACTTAACGCCGGGCACCCGGTGCCGGGGTTCAAGCTGGTAACCGGTAAGCAGGGCAACCGCGCATGGCGCAATGAAGTTGAAGCCGAAGAGTTGCTGAAGTCTTTCAGACTCAAGCAGGATCAGATGTACAGCCAGAAGGTAATAAGCCCGACGCAGGCCGAAAAGCTGCTGAAGAAAGATAGCCCACGCCGCTGGACGAAAGTCGAAGCGCTGATAACCCGCTCTGATGGTAAGCCCACCATCGCACCAGAATCCGACCCGCGCCCCGCGCTCAACGTTAACCCTGTAAACGATTTTGACGACGTGTCCGAAGATGCGATCGCCGCTGACCTCATTTGATTTAAGGAACAACACCATGAAATTGAAACTCAATAACGTACGTCTGGCCTTCCCTGCTCTGTTCGAAGCGAAAACTGTAAACGGCGAAGGCGATCCACGCTTCTCGGCGGTCTTCCTGATGGACCCGAAACACCCGCAACTCGAAGAAGTTCGCAAAACGCTTAAACAGGTGGCGAAAGAGAAATGGGGCGAGAAGTGGGAAACCATCTACGGCCAGCTGGAGAAAAAGCTCAACCTCTGCCTGCACGACGGCGACGAGAAAGCCGAGTATGAGGGCTTCCCTGGTAATTTATTCCTGAACGCAGCGAACAAAGCCCGCCCTACCGTTATCGACCGCGACCGTACCGCGCTGGTACAGGCCGACGGCCGCCCGTATGCCGGCTGCTACGTAAACGCCGTGGTGGATATCTGGGCGCAGGATAACAACTTTGGTAAGCGCATCAACGCATCGCTTAGCGGCGTCCAGTTCCTGCGCGATGGTGACGCGTTCGCTGGCGGCGGCGTGGCCGCACCTGACGACTTCGACGATATCAGCGAAGGCGCCGACGCCGAAGGCCTGGTTTAACAATAGTTTTAAAGGCTAACCTGTACGGTACAGGTTAGCCTTTATCATTGTAAAACTTACTGAGGAGTATCATTTTTAGAAGAATTTACTTGCTGCTCAACCTGAATGTTATTTTCATTCTGTTTAATAAAATTCATAGCTAGCTCATAAAAAGCGGCTGACCTTTTCTCGAGAAAATCATTGTATTCATCAAGCTTAAAATACTTAAACATTTTTACTGCGATATTATTCTTTAAAGCAATACGCTGCCAAATGGCATTCATTCTTTCAGAATGAAACTCTCTGTTCTTTTCATAATTCTCGAATTTCTCTTTACTAACTTCTTTACCGTCTATTTTGTAGGTGGTAGTACCATCCCCAACGGGATAGTTAATAGAAGTACTTTTTGAATATAAATAGTTATAGTGAGCCCTATCACTTTCCATAATCCTTACATTTAGCCAAAAGTCTTTATTAAGAAGCACTGTATTAATGAATTTTATTAATAAAATATCCCGCCCTATTAATGCGAATGGCATCAAAACATATACACCTAAAAATCCCAAGCAAGCCGTGATGACCGTTGATATAGAAACCGTTAATTCCATTTTATAACTCCGAAGGTAAGGTATGCACAATATACTATGGGGCGACCTGGAAACCTATTGCGAAATCCCCATTAACAACGGTACCCACGCTTATGCAGAGGGCGTCGAAGTAATGCTGTTCGCCTGGGCTATCGGTGACGAGCCGGTTAGTGTCTGGGATTTAACAGCTGGCGAGCCAATCCCCGGCCCTCTATTTAAAGCCATTACCGACCCCGATACCCTGCTTTATTTCCACAATTCGCACTTTGACCGCACGGTGCTACGCCACACTCACCCCCGGCTGGCTCCGCCAGTTGAGCGCTGGCGCGACACAATGGTGCAGGCACTGGCGCACAGCCTCCCCGGCGCGTTGGGGGCGCTCTGCGAAGTGCTGGGTGTTCCGCAGGACAAGGCGAAGGATAAAGAAGGCAAATCGCTAATCCAGCTGTTCTGTAAGCCCCGTCCAAAGAACAGCAAGCTGCGCCGCGCAACCAGCAAGACGCACCCGGTAGAGTGGCAGCGGTTCGTTGCCTACGCCGGGCTGGATATTGAGGCAATGCGCGAAGTCTATAAGCGGTTGCCAAAGTGGAACTATCAGGGCGCCGAGCTGGCACTGTGGCATCGCGACCAGCGGATCAACGACCGCGGCGTATGCATGGACGTGCAACTCGCACAGGCCGCCATCGAAACTGTAGACCTTGAACAGAAGCGACTGGCAAAGCGTACGCAGGTGATGACCGACGGCGAAGTGCAGGCGGCCACACAGCGCGACGCGATGATTAAGCACATTGTCGAATCGTACGGCGTCGAGTTGCCGGACATGCAACGCAGCACGCTGGAACGCCGAATCGCTGATCCTGATCTGCCGTCGCCAGTGAAAGAGCTGCTGGCTATCCGCCTGCAGGCCAGCACCACGAGCACCAGTAAGTACAAATCGCTGATGAAGGGTATCAGCAGCGACGGGCGTCTGCGTGGTACGCTGCAATTCTGCGGCGCATCACGAACCGGGCGGTGGGCCGGGCGGCTGTTCCAGCCCCAGAACCTGCCCCGACCGACGCTTAAGCAGGAACGTATCGACGAGGGGATCGAGGCACTTAAATCAGGCTGTGCCGATCTGCTTTTCGATAATGTCATGGAGCTGACCAGCTCGGCGCTACGCGGTTGCATTATGGCGCCAGCGGGAAAAAAGCTGGTTGTATCTGACCTGTCGAACATCGAAGGCCGAAAGCTGGCCTGGCTTGCCGGTGAAGCGTGGAAACTTGACGCATTCCGGGACTACGACACGCTGATACTGGACGAGTCCGGCGCGCCGATCTGGGACGCTGCCGCTAAAGATTATAAGCGTCGCGGCCCTGACCTCTACAAACTGGCCTATGCCAAAGCGTTCAACATCACCCCGGAGGAAGTGACCAAATACCAGCGCCAGATAGGTAAGGTGATGGAACTGGGCCTCGGCTTTGGCGGAGGCGTCGCGGCGTTCCTGACCTTCGCGCTGGTATATGGCCTCGACCTCGAGGAGCTGGCAACCGCCGCGCTGCCGAATATTCCGCGCGATGTGCGGCGCGAGGCTAAGAGCTGGTATGACGAATCGGTGAAGCGTAAAGCGACGTACGGGCTATCGGAGCGCGTCTTCATTGCCTGTGATTCGCTTAAGCGCCTGTGGCGCCGGGCACACCCAGAAACCTGCGATTTCTGGTACCAGCTCGAGCGTACCGTCCGCGCCGCCATTGCCACCCCTAAGAAAACACTCTATTGCGGCTATCTGAAAGTGCGCCGCGATGGCGCATGGCTGCGTATCCAGTTGCCGTCCGGGCGAGCACTCTGCTACCCGTCACCGACGATCGAGAAGGGAAACATCACCTACATGGGGATTAACTCCTACTCGCGGAAATGGCAACGGCTCAAAACCTACGGCGGAAAGCTGGTCGAAAACGTCACACAGGCCGCCGCCCGCGACGTTCTGGCCGGGAACATGCCGCTGATCGAAAACGCCGGATACAGCATTGTGCTCACTGTGCACGATGAAGTTATTTGCGAAGCGCCGGACACCGACGACTACACCGACGCCGCACTCTCTTCCCTGCTCTCCACTAACCCCGAATGGGCGCCCGATATCCCGCTGAACGCTGGCGGCTTTGAGGCGTATCACTACCGTAAGGATTAATCGCTATGGCCTGTAACTGCTTTTCAGAAGTGAAAGAACGCATGGAAGCGCGCGTAAAAGAGGTGTTGGGTGACTCGGTTCATTCAATGGACGAATGCGATTTTGGTAGTCGCGTTTGGGTACTCGAAAAAGGCGACTATTGCGCGGTAATGCTGCCGTTCAACGTGCGCTATCACAAGCGTAAGAAGAATGGCGAGCCAGAACAGCGCATCACTAACGCTGACACAAAGATCGCAATCAATTACTGCCCGTTCTGCGGCACGAAATTCAACGGTAAAGACTACCCAAACGAGGAAGCTACCGCATGAAACATGTCTACATGGTCATGGATAGCCGCGCGCAGTTCGATATTGATCGTGCCAGTGTTCTTGAATGCTGCGGTAACAAACAGCCTTCGTGGAAATCGCTCCGGAGAGATTGGGGCGAACAAGGCGCGGTTTTGGTTCGCTTCCGTGTTGTAGCAAATACCAACAGTGAAGTTGCTACCGACCCCGAAATCGTCGGCGTCATTGATTGAGGTAACCCTTATGGCATTCAAGTACAAAGACAGCCCGCTGTATTACCGGTCTGCGCGGGAAGCCATACAGCTGGAAAAAGCCGGTGAATACGAACGCGCGGCTAAGGTATGGGCGAAAGCCAACCGCGAATCGCGCAACGGTCTTAACCAGGAGTGGAGCGAACGCCGTTCCGACTTCTGCCTGATGCAAAACATGCGCGAACGGCGCAAGGCGGTGGACGATGAGCTATCGAGGTAAGGTTCTGCTGCTATTGCTGGCAACGCTCGCATGCGGCTGGGCGCTGATTGCATGGGCCATTACGGAGGTCTTATGACTATCGTGAAAACACATATTGGTACTGTAATCACCAAAGACGGCCCGAAAACCATGAAGCTGCACGAAACGAAAGCTATGTGGGTAGTCGGTAAAACTGAATGCTACCACAAAGAAACTGGCCGCCGGCACTTTGCAGAGCATACGCGTCGCCGATTGCTGCTCGAAACCATCCGGCCGTTCGAGGGCGTTTCCAAGGATAAAAGCTGATGGCCTACGAACGCGAAAGCATTATCGAAAAGCACCTCACCGCAGCGGTGAAAGCCGCCGGCGGGATTGCATATAAGTTCGTATCACCCGGGCGCCGTTCGGTCCCCGATCGCATCGTGCTGCTGCCAGGCGGCCGTATCGTTTTTGTCGAATGCAAATCACCCGGCAAGGCACCACGCGCCGACCAACTGCGCGAGCATGAACGGCTGCGCGCGCTGGGCTTTAACGTGGTTGTGCTGGATAGCAAAGATCTGGAGGGAATATTAGGTTAGCTGAATTTATTATATATTTTTAACTTTAACGATGCGGCCATCTCTCGGGCAGCAATCATTTCATTTAATGCCGATTGATTATCATCGCCCTTAACTTTGCTAAGAACTTTAGCCGTTTGCAGTACAAAATTTTTATACTCTTCGTTAAGTGTATCGTCTTTAAACATTCGAATTGAAGTATCTACCGTATACATAATTTTTTGATGCGGAGGAAACTCGTTAATTTCTTTAGCGCCGGAAACATAAATATGCTGCATATACGCAACTTCAGAGTCTATAAACTCAATAATATCTTTTAAAAAGAAGTCAGTATAGATTTTAACACTATTCCTTTTGCTTTCTATCGCCTGAGTATTTTTATTATTTGAACGTTGAATGACCCATGCAACTAGACCGGAGATACTCGCCCCTAGGACTACCCCAAAAATTCCATAAATTTCGGGGGTAAGCCAAGAACTATCTAACTTCTGGCAATAAACAGTAATCATATCTTCATCCTGAAAAAAGAAAATATCATGATAACTTTTAAGCCAAGAGCTTACCAAGATCTTATTATCAATCACGAAATCGATATCGAGCGCTGCAACATCTGGGCTGGTATGGGTATGGGTAAAACTGTGGCGACGCTGACCGCGCTGGAAGATCTCTTCATGTGCGGCGCCGAGACACAGCCGGCGCTGGTACTGGCTCCACTGCGCGTGGCAGCGAGCACATGGCCTGATGAAGCAGTGAAATGGGGCCATCTGCGCAATATCGAAGTGCAGCCGATTGTCGGTACCGCCAAAGCGCGCGCTGCGGCGCTGGCAAACAGCAACGCCAGCGTGTTCACCATCAACTACGACAATCTGGTGTGGCTGGCCGAAGAGCTCGGCGGCCGCTGGCCATTCGCTACCGTCATCCCTGACGAAAGCACCCGGCTTAAGTCTTTTCGGTTGCGCGGCGGTGGTAAACGCGCGGCGGCACTCGGCAAAGTGGCGCATAAGCATGTGCGCCGCTGGATGAACCTCACCGGCACACCAGCGCCGAATGGCCTGGTGGATTTGTGGGGGCAGGCGTGGTTTGTCGACCAGGGGCAACGCCTCGGGCGCACGTACGGCGCGTTTACCTCCCGCTGGTTTAACTCGATACAATTTCCCGGCCAGAGCTGGACAAAGCTGGAGCCATTCGCTCACTCGCAGGACGAAATACAGCGCGCGCTGGCCGATGTCACTATCTCGCTGGATGCCGCCGACTGGTTCGATATCAAAGAGCCCATCCATAACGTGATCCGCGTGGACATGCCACCAAAGGCGCGCCAGCAGTATCGCGAGATGGAAAAAGAAATGTTCCTCGAGCTGAACGGTGAAGGCATCGAAGCGCCGAACGCTGCAGCAAAGACGGTGAAGTGCCTGCAAATCGCCAGCGGCGCGGTCTACACCGATGACGCCGGGAGCTGGTCAGAACTCCACGACGCGAAGCTGCAGGCGCTGGACAGCATACTCACTGAAGCAGCTGGCGCACCGGTGCTGGTTGCCTACCACTGGAAACACGACCTCGAGCGGTTGCTTAAAGCGTTTCCCCGCGGCCGCCATCTTGACCAGGATCCGCAGACGCTGCGCGACTGGAACGCCGGAAAAATACCGGTGTTATTCGCCCACCCAGCCAGCGCAGGCCACGGTTTGAATATGCAGGACGGCAGCAACATACTGGTGTTTTTCTCGCACTGGTGGGATCTGGAGCAGTACCAGCAAATTATCGAACGTATCGGGCCAACCCGGCAGATTCAGGCCGGACACAACCGCCCGGTATTCATACACCACATTATCGCCGCCGGCACTATGGATGAAATGGTGATGGAACGGCGCAATTCAAAACGTACAGTGCAGGATATCCTGCTCGATGCTATGAAAAAAAGAGGCCAGTAGGCCGTAGGAGGTGGTTAGTGGCCAGCATTGAAATGATAACCGAGAAAGAAGTGATGCAGATGATGCGCATTTCATCGCGTATGACTATATGGAAATATACCGAGCGTTATAATTTTCCAAAACCGATACGCACCCACCCCAAACAGTACCTGCTGTCGGAGGTGGAAGCGTGGATCTTAAACGGCGGTATCAACCCGAAATCTTCTTGATATGCCAGAATATCTTTTCTGCATACAACTCATAGGCGTCTTTCTGTTCTGCTATCCAGTCATGCTTATTGTACACAGTCAGGACGCCGCCAAGCTCATGCCCCAGCATCTTCTCGATAACATGCGGGGCTACACCATCTTCAGAAAGGCGAGTTGCCAGCGTGCGACGAAAGTCATGGGCTGTAAATTCGCCAATCCCCAGTGAAACCTCGATTCTTTTCAGGAAGCGATTAGCACCAGCGATAGACATAGGCTTAGTCAGATCAGGCCCGGGGAAAAGAATGTTTCCGTAGGTCATTTCTGCCTTTTGCAGCAAAGTATCCGCTGCGTCAAAAATCGGTCGCCTGACAACTTTTTTGGTCTTACTCCTCTCGGCTGGAAGCAGCCAAATCCCCTCTTCCCTGTTAAACTCACCCTTTACCGAATCCCGTATCTCACTATTTCTTGCACCATAAAGCATTAATAACTGATGCAACAACCGGTTCGACGTTGAACCACGGCTGCGCTCAATGGCCAGCCAGATTTTTGCAAGCTGATTGTAGCTTAGCGTCACCTCACCGACTGAGGGCTTAACACCGATATCCTTAGGCTGCAGGAGCATCAGCTCAGGCGCGCTGACAAACTGCCTACGAACGCACCACCCTATCGCCGTTCGTAACTGAATCAGCAGTTGCCTGGCGCGCCGTGGGTTAATACGCTCCTCTTCGGTGAACCGCTCCACCCATAACCGCACAGGGATATCTTCGACAGGAACCCCCGGGAAAACATCGCTCATATGTTTAATGACTGTCGATTTATAGAGCGCCTGCGTTTTTTCCCTTAACGAGATATCAACGTAGTTTTCCTTCCAGTAGTCCAGGCACTCTTTTACCGTGGGCTTGTTTTGGGCGCATCCCCCTCCGGCCATAATCCGGGGGTCAATCCCTTTATCAACTGCCTCGCGCAAATCAGCAACCTTGTTGCGAGCGTCTCTTAGCGTTAAGGATGGGTAACGCCCAAGCCCAAGACGATGCTGTTTGCCGTCCCAACGAAAACGGAACTGAAAGCTGATTACCCCTTTAGGCGTTATGCGGATCCCAAGCCCGTCTGAATCAGTGATTTCAGCCGGGCCCGAATATGGTTTACCATAGAGAGAACGCAGTTTTGTGTCGCTAATTGCCATTCTGTATTTTGTACTCAGCCAAATGTTGATTTATGTACTCATCCTGTACTCAATATCGCATGTACTGGCGTAATCGACAATGTTTAGCGGTGTACAAAAGTTATCAAGAAATGACAATAAAGACGTTAAAACAAATTAAAATCAAATACATATAACATCGAGCGCGTACATCAGGTGACAGTAAAAAACGAAAGCATACAGAGCACATTCCTCTTCCACGACTAC